TCTGGAGTTAAATCAATAAATATACCAAAGTCATAAAGGTGTAACTCTGACATCTCCTCTAGAGTAGCCACGTTATGAGCTCCAATAGCTTGTATGAAAGCTTCTTTTGTTGGAGAATATTCTATAATATCAGATATTCGAAGTGATAAACACTCGGCAGTTTCTGCTGTTAAAAACAAACCAGCTTGAAGTATGTGCCTTGTTGCAACGTTAGAGTTAGCGGCTGCTAGTTTTTGAACGCCAACTAAAGCGTTTTTATCTGGAGTACTACCGTCTCTAGCTTCATTAAGACCAGTTACATCCCTTATCATTTGTAGGTAATAATTATACGTGCCAATTAGTGCTTGCATTTTATTTCCACCAGATCCACTAGTTATTTCTTGGATAGGTACTTTACCTGGATTCATATCACCATCACTCGTAAAGCTTCTCCCAATAACAGAACCTGTTTGAAAGTACATGTTTAAAGCTTCTTGGGGATTATAATTTGTGCCATTACCTAAATCAATTTCAGCTAATCCATCAGCATCTAAGTAAACGCCGTCTGGCACTAATCTAGACATTACTTGCTGTAATTTTAAATGAGTCAACTGAATCATATCAGCAAAACCAGTAATTCTTTTTACTAGCGAATCGATCTTACCGTTGTACATTCTAGGAGCAACTATAGCGTAATTCATTTTAACTTTAGTATAATCACTTTTAGGTCTCATCATGTTTTTAGACATTTCCCATTTAAGCAGTTTACCTGTACCAAGAATCATAGCCCCTTCATAAAGCGTTTCGATAGATCTTAACATTCTACCAAAACCACCTTCCATATTTTCTGGTGGATTAAAAGAATCATCTTTTGGTATAATTTTATCAGCACCGGTTCCAGTTTCTTTTACCTTGTAAACTTCATTCATATAAGTTTTATAGTTAAAATATAAAACTTGAATTGTGTTGTTGTCTTCTTTGTCGTAGCTATGTCTTGAGTTATAGTTAGATCTATTGTAAGACTTGTTTTTCATTATATCTTCAAGATCTTCTTCTTTTAAATGAGGAAATTGCTTTGCTAACTCATTAGCTGGAATTGATTTTACTTCTCCAACATAGTATATATCTTCAAAGTAAGGTGAGTCAGTATAAGAGTAAACTAGATTAGCTGGATCAACATAATCTATAACAACGCCTTCAGAGGTGTTAAATGAGGTCTTTACAGCTCCTATCCCAAGCACTGTTAAATCATGATAAAAACGCTTTTTAGTTAACTCGTATTTATTTCCTTCAAATAAAACGTTTAAAGCTTGTTCTTCAGCAAGTTCAACTGCTTGCTTATAGCTGAGTTGCATATGTATACCTAGCTCTTCGTCAGACTGTGGTAAATCTTCGTTAGCTATACTACTTTCTTTCATGTCTACGTCAAACCTAGATTCAACCTCTTGATTAAACTGTTTCATTTCCATGTCGCTTTGTATAGCTTGCATGTATTCAGTTCTCTTTTCAACACCATTTGGAGATTGAGAAAATGCTTTTATATCATAAGTTCTTTCAGCAATTCCATTGACAACTATATCAACAAACTTAGATATAATTGGAACAGGCTTCCAGTCTAAATTTAAATAGGACAAATCACCGTTTATCGATAACTCATCCTTATACTTTTGAACTGACTGCTCGCCTCTAGCGTACAGCCTTAAATTATGAAAATCTTGGTGATTAGATCTATATCTATTAGAACCCATGTCGTCGTTAAACCACTCTTGCTCTATAGCTTTACCTACTTTTAACCCATACTCATAGCTTAACTTTTCAGCATCGCTAACTGTTTGACTTGGGAAATAACTTTTAATGCCAGACTCTGCCATATTTATTACTTGATTATTTGTGAATTATTTCCAGTGTTTTTGTATCTGGAAACCGTTATGTTTAATTTGGGTTTTTCAACCTTTACGTTTGGCGCATACAAATGCCTGTTGTTAGCCATTATAGCTAAACCAGAACTTATTGACGCATCGTGCTTTGTTCTTTTGTTTATATCAAACTTTGCCCAATCATTTATGAGTTCATTGAAATAACAGTCGCCGTGAGTTCCATCCTGCTTAATACCTACGTGATCTTGAATATACATTTCAATTGCAGCAGCATGTGCTTGTTTTATATCTTCACTTGAATTAGGTATTCCACCAACTTCTTTTTCAGCTACAGATAATTTGTTCCATATCTTATCGGGTCTATTCATACTAAACCCTCTATATCCTCTTCGCCTTAAATAGTACAAGAGACGAGGTTTATTGTTCTCTGCTAATATAGGCATCCCGTAAAATACTAAAGCCATTAGAACATCTTCAAAGAACATCTCGGCTGTTGGTGGTCTTGATAAGTATTCTAAAAAGAAACTGTTTGCCGGGGCATCTTCCATTGAGAATCTAGTTAAACCGTGCAATGCTCCTTTAGATCCAACTCCATCCACTGTTCCTGATATATCATAGCTATCACAACCAAAAGCACCCATGTGTTCGTTGCCTGGATACTTAACGCCGTTTTTAAGTATTACTCTGTTTTGCAATTGCTGAGGTGGTACCCAGCTAACTTTAAACCTACCTTTTGGATTTGGATAGAATATTACCTGTGAATCCTTAACGCCATCGACCCACTGAAAGTTACCGGTGGTTACACCGAGAGTATTTGACATTTCTTCGTTGTAATCTATTTGTTCGTATAGCTTGACAAGGTTAAATATACTTCCTTTAGTCTCGTCTCTAAAAGCATGTTCTGTTGTTCTTGGAAACTGGCGATAGAATTCATTTAAACCATCTTGATCATCTTTTAGACCATCTACTTCGTTCTGCCAGTTGTCTATTACACCTACATCTATTAATTCACCGTCTGGTGCAAGTCTGTCGACATCAGGAGTAGTAAATACTGGAACTCCATACTCGTCAATAAATCCTTCGTAGTTCCATTCCATTGGGATAAACAGAGAGTATAAGCCAGACTTTGTCTGACCGTTTCTATTTCTTTTCGTGACATCTGATGAGCCGTATAGTTTTTTGAAGTTTTCTCCACCTTTATCTAATGCGTTTGAAGTTGAGCCCATCATACATTTACCAATAATCCTACTACCTAATCGTAAACATGTTTTTGTAACCCTCCAGTTATTTAAAATATTATCAGGTCTTTCCCACTTACCACTTTCATCATGTACTAGTAACGCTAGTTTTTCACCATCATAGCTATTGTCACCAGTATTCTTCCAGTCAATAGTTGTATCTAACCCTTGTATATCTTCCAGCTTTTCATTAGCCGTGATTTTCTTTCGAGTAAACTTACTAGCAGGTACACGATAAGCAAGCTCGGACTTAGGACGATCCATACCATCTTGGACAGGTTTAAAAAAGAAAGGGTAATTGATTGATATAGGGACAACCTTGTCGGTAAACATTTTTTTAGCATCAGCTCCTGATTTAGATAGTATTCCATATCTACTATCACTCGCTAAAGTGGCTAAGTTAACGGTTTCCGCCGAAGACATAAAAGAAAATCCAGATCTTCTATTCTTAAGGTAACACATTCCGTAGCATCTTTTATCCGCCTTACAAGCTTCCCAAAATATAAAGAACAATCTATTTGCTTCTCTAAAATCAGCGGCTCCAACGTCAATCTTACTCCACTGTAAGTACATGTAGTGAGTACCTGTTATCCAAGTTGGCTTACCGTTGTTGGTAAACCAAAATCCTTCTTCTCTTCTTCTAAACTCTTCGTCTATATAATCGTGCCATTTATCTTTTTGATCTTCCGGGTAAGCACGCCAATCAAAGATGTTCTTTAAGCGCTCTAATTCTTTTGGCTGCTCAAACTTAACCCATTTATCTTTAGAGTTACTGTACACATCCTTAGGCACCTTAGGTAAAGCGATAACTAAGTTTTGTATCTCTATGATTTCTCCTATTTGACCATTGTGAGATAGTACAATTATGTCATGCTCTTTATCATAACCATACTTCCACTTTTTCCCTTTGTTCATCCTAGAAATAGTGGTGTTTTTTATCGGCTCAACTGTCTTAACTAAACTTTGCTCGTACATTACTTAGATCTACCTTCCGCGAATCCTTTAAAAGTTTTTTCCTTTGCCTCTTCAGGTGTTTTACCCTCAAGCAAGTTTTCTTCTTCTTCAATTCTGTTAAGTATCTCAAACGCGTCAAATATAGCTAGTTTTTTTGATGCTGCGGCATTCTTTAACTTATCGGCTGTTAAATCGTCTTCAGAGTCAGTGACAATAGCTTCCTTAGCTACCTTTATCAGCTCCTCCACTGCTTTGTGCCCAGCTTGGATTATACTCTTCTTCGTTTCCTTGATGTTCATATTTGATTGTAATAAAATTAGATTTAACTCGATATAGTCTTTCGCCATCAACGATAAACTCGTATTCACTACTTGGTCTAAAACCAACTAGATCGTTTACTTCAACTGTACCGTCTGAATATTTAACGATACCTTGTAAAGGTTTTTCAGATTCAATGTTAAATTGATCTGTAGCTCTTAAAGGCATTACAAAGCAATATCCTTTAGGGCAAATCCATTCCCCATCTCTTTTGTATAAAAAGATCTGATCTTCACCTATGAAATAAGTTGATTCATTAAAATAGCTCCTACTATTCTTTTCAACCCCCTTAACGTTATGCCACCTTCTAAATACATTGTGGTGAACTAAAACAGTATCACCCCTCATTATTTCAGCGTGTCCCACTATTGGAGTAGATACTACTGTAGCTTCTCTATTAACATACTCATGGTTGTAAATCTCAGTATTCAATATTAACTCTCCACCGTCTAGTGTTTTAGTGTTGTTGTATCTTTCTCCTTTTGGTGCTACAACAAAGTCGTAAACACTTTTCATTAGTACTGTAAGTTATACTCTACGGATACAGCCATGTTTTTATTAAAATCTTTCCAAGGCAAAACATCTTTGCCTTTTTTAATGTAAACAGAGAATTTGTTTTCTTCTTCTAGTATATCGCAGATAGTATGACCACCATACACTTCTTGCCCCACGGCATAGTGCATAGCGTCATTCTTATAATCTTTACCAATACTAATCTTTCTTATCAGCTTTGCCATTGTCTGGGTAGTTTATTGTTCCGTCTTGAATATCAATATCAAAAGTACCGTAGTCTTTGTCAAACTCAGCTTGCAATAAGCTTAGCCCTTCTCTTAAACCAGCAATACTATGCATCATTTCGTGTTTTTTTACCTCTAAAGATCCTATTTCTAGTTGATTTCTATTGATGTTGTTTACTGCCTCTTGCACTTTAACTAACTGCTCGTCAGTTATTTTCTCAGGTTTGATACCTTTAAGTTCTTTAATTTTTGCGTTCGTTCCTTTTGTTGCCATAATTTAATTTAATTTAATTGTTATTTGTTTTTTTTATATACCTATTTTATTTTTTATACGGTTTATTACGTTATTTCTATCAGCGTCACTTAAAACTGTGTCGCAAATAACCATTTCGTACATTCTACCATCAAAATTACTTGTACCGTTTGATATATGTCCTCCAATACGGCTCACAGATAAATCAACATCAGCAGAACCATCAGCTGTTATCGCACTTCCACTTGCCACTGTCAACTCGTCGTTATTTTTATAAACCGTTACTAATCCGTTATCATCTTTTGTAAATGTTAATACAAAATCAGTTGCTGCTGGAAAAGTTCCAGAGGCATACGTAGCTGGTATTAAACTACCTCCTGATCTAAATTGGAATTTTGCGTCAGAATTACCTGCAAACCCACAGAACTCATTAGCATCTGCGCCTAAAAACCTGTCTCCAGTACTGGTTGATGTTCTTCGAACACCTAAAGATATAGTCAAACTTTGAACATGACCAAACTGCAAGGCGCCGTCACCTGTTGCTATTAACAAAGTATCGGAAGTCGAGGCATCATCAAACTCTACATAGCCATCTGTAAAAGTTGGTTTTGCAGCATCAGTGTTTTGTGTAGCGTGTCTACCACTTCCAGAAGAGTCTTCCCATTTAAATTGATTGTCAGCGTTACCATCAGTTCCACTTAAATTAGTTTGACCTTGGTTAAATGCATACCAAGCAAGAAGTGTACTACCTAAGGCTAGTGGCGAGTATTCACTATCTAGCACAGCTCCTCCTGTCATAATATTTCCTAATCCTAGCATTATTCTCCGTAGTATACTATTATACCGTGGGTATAATCAGATCCTTGTAAAGATATGTTTGTCCAT